ACAAGGGCCTCTCTGGCTTCGGTGACGAGGGCTGTCATCCGATCATGCCTTTAACGTCCATGTATGGCCCGAGTAGAGCCATGACGCGGCGAGTCATCCAGACCGATAGGCGGTAAGGCCCAGGGCTAAAGTCTGTAGCTACGGCCTGACCACCTGCGGCGGTGCGTGCCTGATAAATCTCGACCGCCACGGATAGAGCGGCTTCCTTGCAGGCTGGAGGCTCGAGTTCGTAAGCCCCGTCCGTGAGTAGGGACGCGACGATATCGTCGGCGGCTGCGGCCACCTGATCGTAAGGCTCCTCCGGCGGGTCATAGTCGAGGTCCAGCGCTGCCGCTAGTTCCTCACCCGTCACGAGTGCCATATCGTCGCGTCCCTTATCTCAGCGGTTTTTAGAAATCTTCGAGGCTGATGATGCCAGCGCCCGAGATGATCTGCGAGGCGCCGTAGCCGTAGACCGCGACATCGCGGCCGAGCTGTGCGACGTTCTCGACAGATGCGAGACGGGGGCCGTCCTCGATCCACTTGGCCGACTCACGGTTCGACACGATGATGAGGTTGTTGCCCAGGTTGCGGTCGAGGATGACCGGGAGGCCCGAGACGCTAACGCCGAGGGTGTTGGCGGAAGCGACGCCCGACACGTTGTAGGTGCCGTAGTTGCTCGGGAAGAAGGTCGACCAGCCGCCGATCTTCTTAAAGACTGCCGGCGAGACCAGGACGAATTCGGCCTGCATTCCCGTGGCGGTCTGGCAGTTGACGGACGCCTCGAACACGGCGGCGCGGAAGTCTGAGCCGTCGGTGTCCGCTGCGAAGTCGTATGCGAGCGGGGTGCGTGCTGCGTACAGGGCGCTCACGAATGCGATGTCGGTCACCTGAACGTATGAGTTCAGCATGATGCGGGTGTGGGCGTCGACGTAGGACGGGGTCGAGCGCTGGAGCAACTGGTAGGAAATGTCCGAGCCTGCTGCGTAGGTCTTCAGCGTTGCGGTGCCCTTGAGGAGGCTGATCTGGACGGAGTTAACTTCATCCTTCTCGTCGACCTGCTCTTCGACGATCTGGGTGAGGTTCGGGGAACCTGCCCAGTAGGGCCAGTTAAAGGTCGTGCCAGTGGTGCCGGCCGACTCGACGCCGAAAGCGGTGATTGCCGGGCGGCCCAGGTCGAAAATGCCTCGGACAATGGTGGACCAGTTCGGGGGCAGGACGCCGGGGTTGTCGTCGGTGACCTGATCGAACAGGGCGCGGGCCTCGATCTCGCCGTTCAGCACTGCGAGACGGTACTCGCCGAAGCTGCGGAACTGTGCGAGTTCGTGAACTGCGGGGGCTGCGGTGTAGGAGCGTGCCTCAATGGTGGACACATGCTCACGGAGGGAGGCGATTGCCTCGCGTGCTTCGATGTCTGCGGATGCCGCCGGGGCGGTCTCCACCTCGACGGTTTCGACTGACATTTCTTCCTCTCGGATTGCTGTTACGCCGGCCGTGGGATACGCCGGCATATGGGTGATTGACGTCTCCATGAGGGAGGCCGCCATGTGCTGGACCGCAGTCTTTGCCCGGTTCCAGACAGATTTGGTCGGCATGAAGCCGACAGACAGGCCCTTTGCGGAGCCTGTGCGGATGAGGGTCGCGGCGTCGCGGCCCTGGACTGTGTTGGCGATATTGAAGTCGATGTAAAGGCCGTCGGACCTGTTCTCAGCTGAGGTGATGACGCCGATCGGCTCGCCGTGACGGTAGGCGATTGGCTTGCCGATAACGTCCTCGAGGGCGAATGCGTTTGGGCCGAATGACTCGCGCACGTTGCCGATATTGGTCTCGACGCCGTAGGGGACGGCGCGGCCGTAGCCCTGCCCGGCTATGTCGGGATTGGAGTCGTCTTCGCGCATCTCGACGATGAAGTCGGCGCTGAATTCGGTCGTCTGCATTATGGCCTCAGCTCGGGATCGGATTCCATTAGGTCTGGCAGGTCGAGGAGTTCGCGGGCCTCGTCGATTGAGATGACATCGAGCGGGCGCAGCGTTGAGATCAGGGCGGCAATTTCTGCGGGATTTCCGCGCAGGAATACCGAGGTGTCAAATTCGACCGCGTGACCTCGAGGGGTTACGTCGTTCATGCTGAGGCGCTGCGAGATCTGGAGCATCACCGGGGTAAGCGACAGGTCTAAAAGTTGCCTATAAAGATCCGTCCTATTTGTGTAGGTCAAGCTAGATCCTGATTGCGTCGCGTTAACCCATGCGGCGTCGAGGTTCGCCTGCCGGGCGATGCTGAGGGCCGAGGCGTCGCGTGCGGCTGTCAGTTGCATATCGTTGGGGCTGAATCCGCCAATAGTCTCGGTCGAGATCGTCGAGTTCAGGTAGGCAGTCGAGCGGTTAGTACGTGCTGCCTCCCAGGCGTCGAGGAGATCATCGACAACCGAGCCGGGCAGATCCGCGCCCGAGTTCTTCAGGATTACGTTTGGCACCGGGTACTCGGCATAGCGGAGGGCCGCGGCCTCGAGCGCTGCGGCAGTATTGCAAGCAGAAGCCATGGTGGTCAGCCAGCCGCCAGCGGGATCTCCGTCGAAACGGATAACGTCACGCGGAGAGACCGGGACGCCATTCCAGTAGACAGTGCCGAACGCGGGAATCGGATCCATGACGGCTTCGGTCGTCGGGTCGGGCGTGAATGAGATCTGTGTGTACGGCATCCACACGATCTCGGTCGGGTAGCCGTCCCATGCGCGGCTTTCGACCTTCCAGTACGCGAAGCCGTAAAGCAGGAGATCCTGAACGGTTCGGCCCATGAGGGAGGCGTAGGTTGTCTGCATAGTGGGCTGAACCAGTAGGCCTCGAGCGACGACCTGATCCTTGCCGACATATTCCTTCAGCGGGAAAGCGGAAATTGTATTGGTGAAGGTCTTGAGGCACTTAACGAATGCCGGCACCTGAAGCGCCACACCGAGGTCGACGCCATAACTGGATGAGCGCTGGATCTGAACTAGCAGCTGCGCTGAAGCGTCGCGGATGTACGGGACCGGCTCCGCTACTGCCTGCGCTGCCGCTGACTGAATCTGAGCCTGGTCCCGCACAACCTTGAGTGAACGGGGAAACGCCACGGGTGTAATTCTCGTGCCATATCACACGGTCGTCAAGTATCCAAGGCTATCTGTGCTTTATGCGCGTCGGCGTGTATGGATTCGAGCCATAGGCCTCGGGGTCTTGCTTGCCTGGTATGCCGCGAACATGACGGCCCGGGCCGCGTACACGCCACCGTGACCCATGCGGGCAGACATGACCCAGCCACCTTGACGCTTCGAGATATTCGACTGAGTGAAGTGCTCGAGCAAGGTCTCTGAATCTTCGTGGATGATCGCCCGGCGGTCGAATAGGTCCAGTAGGTTTTGGGTTGCAGCTGCGGCCTCCCGCTGCCCGACCAATTCGTCGAAACGCTCCTGAAGCCTGTCCACATAGCCAGGAGTTACCTGTATAAAGAGACTGGGGTGATCCTTGCGGATTTCCCCTAGACGTGCGTCGACATCCTTAATCGTGCGGTGAGTTGTCGCCCGGACAACAATCCGGCCATCCTCGAGGGGAGCCGCGATTGCCACGGCGTGGCCCATGCCATCAAAGTCAGATTCGACGGCGACCGACCAGATGCCCTCGGGCGGGAGACTTTCGTCGGAGAGGGTTTCTTTCCACCAGGAGTCTTTGAGCCAATGGTTCGCCCGCGGAACCCATAGGTTAAGGTATTCGCGGAGCCAGGAGGATTGCTCGATATTTTCCCATTGGCCGCGTAGAAAGGCCTCGCGCTTGTCGTTCCATTCGGGGCTCGCGTATTTCCAGGTCTCGGGATCGTCGGGGTCGGCGGTCGGCGGCGCTGACCACTCGAGTAACAGGATATTGCCCGGGTCGGCGGCGCCGAGGTGGTCGATTGCTCGCTGCCGGTATGAGGTCATTAGATCGCTCGATGAGTCACCAGCTGTGGACACGAGGAAGGCCTGCGGGTTGAGGCGCTCGGCCATGGTCGGTGCGATTGCCCCCATAAAGACTTGGCTCGGAATGCTCCAGGCCTCATCGAGGAATGCCATGTTGATCGAGAATCCGACGCCGGCGGAATCGTTAGCCGCGTGAATTAGCCATCGGTCGCCGGACGGTAACTCGATGCCGGCCCGCTCATTTCCCCAGCGTGCCGCCTGCTTGCCGTACTTTTCCACGGCCCAGATTCCAGCCGGGCGCATAACCTCCATGGCGGTTGAGCGCTTATTGGCCACGTGCAGGATCGTCTGCGGCTCGCCGAATAGTTCGGCGTGGTGTAGCCGCCACATGCAGATCGCCCGGGACAGCACAGACTTCCCAGACTGCCGCGCCACAGTAAGGACGACCGTCGGCCAGCACAATTCGCCGGTTTCGGGGTAATACTCGAGCGCCCGGTCGAGCGCGTAAGCCTGCCAGCCGCGCAGCTGCAATCCATAAACCGTGGACAGCCAAACTCGGGCCGCGGGACCGTGAGATTCCACAGTGCTCCGCTGCGGGCCTGTCTCCAACCGTGGCAATACGAAACCTTCAGGATGTACCCGAGCCTTGTCGGTCTGCTTCTGGCCCTTTCTGGAGCCTTGTGGGACCTCTGGGGGATAATTGAGAGGGGCGGCGGGAGTGTCTGATCGTCTCTCTGAAAAAGCGGTCGTTGATTTTTTTCCGTTGCGCTTCGCGGTTGCTCGAGCCGATCCGAGTTTTCCTCCGTGGCTTCGGTTGCAGCTGAGGTGTGCGATGCCTGCTTGGTCGAGGCTGGGGGCAATCTCGCCTGTTTCTGCTAGGGGTGGTTCGTGGTCTGCGGTTGGACCGTCGGGGTGTGAGCCGGGCAGTGTCATGTCGACCGGGTAGCCGCAGCGGATACAGGTCGGCTCGCATTTGGCTAGGACTTGCTTTCGCCATGCTCGGTACTGGGCGGTCGAGTGAAGGCTGCTCATCGTGGCCTGGCTTTGCCCAGGATTCGGTTGACGGCCTCGAGGGGGTAGCCCTTCTGCCTGGCTTGGCAGGCCATGAGCCAGCGTTCGTGAGTCTCTGGCCGGCAGAACTGGCATGGGCTTGTGTGGTCGGTGTCTATCCAGCCTCGGTAACAGATCACGTGGCCACAGTTGCAGCCAGGCTTGCGACAGTGTGCGTCGATTTCTACTGGTGTGTGCATTTCGTTTCCCCTAGCGTTTGGGCCACTCGCCCCGACCTTACCCCTGCGGGGTCAGGCCGAGCGGCCATTGGTTGTTGGGTTGGTCTTTTCCCCGATCATCCTCTAACCCTTTCGGGTCTTGCATCTACTCCGCAACCATGCACCCATTTCCGCATGGCAGGCCCACCAGCTCTGACCTGGGTTAGACCCCCCGACTGCTGGGGCCATGGCATTTGGGCGCTGCCATGCGGCGATGGTGCTGTGCGTTAGTTGGACGCTTCGGGGTGTTGCTCGAGGTAGGCCTGCCACACGTGGGCCTGGAGTCGGCCGCGTTCGCCTACTGGGATGCCTACCTTTCGGGCCCATGCCCGGACATCATTCTCGGTTGCGATCATGCGGTTTCCCCTCCTGTGAACGCTTCGACCGTGGTCGATTCCTGCATCTTCTCGATAACGTCCGACGCTTGCTTCTTTGTCAGGTCATCGAGAGACGCGACCGTATCATGGTTCGCGGCCATTAGGCAGGCATTCACCAGGCCTAGGAATTCTTCGCGTGTCGTGATCCCGAGATCCTTGGCGATCCCTCGGATCTTGCCTTTCTGTGCAGCTGAAGCCTCGCCTGTGCCGCCGTACACGCGAGGTGCACCAGGCAGGTTAGGCATGCGCTGACCATTTGGGAAACTCTCTACCTTGGGTTGAGGCTTGTAGAACGGGTCATCGTCTGGTGTGCCAGTGAGTCGCTCGGCCTTTGTCATCTCGGTCATCGAGGCGCGGAACTTCTCTTTCGAGTAGCCGGCATTTGCTAGGGCTCGGCCGATTGCTGAGGTTTCGCAGTTCTCGAGTGCCGAGGTCTTATTGACCGGGGAGCCTCCGACTACTTCCTCGGCGAATCCGTTAGCTGCCAGCCGGTCGCCGATCCAGACTTGGGCTTCCATGACGTACTGGAGCGGGCGGCCTGAGTCGTCTCGGACTACCTCGATGAGCCGGGACTCGATGCGGCCGTCGGCCTTGTGTTCGCCCCAGAACTTGTGAATGCGGGTGTCGACGGTTTCGTATTGGCTGAGGTCAAACGCCATGATTGGCCGCCAATACCTCGAGGCAGCGCCATGAGCAGAAGTGCATCGTTAGGCCCGCTCGAGGTGTCACGGTCAGGAATGTGCCGTCGTGCATGATTGTGCGGCAGTCGTTGCATTGGTAGAGGATCATGCGAGGATCTCCCATTCTCTGAGGATGCGGCCGTGGTTGCCCTTGACCATGGATGTGGTGAAGCCTGACGCTCGAATAAGGCCCTTAGAGGCCCATGAGTGCATGAGAGCGCCTACCTGGTTACTAGATCCGCAGGGTAAGCCCACGTGCATTCTGAGATCGTCGGCGGTGATTGTCTGGCCAGTCCCAAGGTTGCGCCGGTAATCGTTGGCCCGCTGGTGCCATTCTGCGTCTTTGACGACGGCGGCGGTTGCTGCGGCTTTGGCTGCATAGCCGCTCCCAGCAGCACACCAGCTGCAAACGCTATTCCTGAGAGGCCGACCACAAGTAGTGCAGTCGCTAAGCGTTGTTCCGAATAGTGTGTCATTTTGCATCGTTTCCCCTTGTGTTTGTTAAAGCCCTGCGGTTTCGATTGCTCCTGCGATGGACATGACCCCGGCGAACAGCAGGGCCACACCCATACCAAACAACATACGTACGACATTCTGTAGCGTCATTTCCCCTACTTTCCTGGTGTGCAGGTCCAGCGGCCGCCGGCCCAATGCTTAGAGCCTGACCACTTACCGCGGTGATTAAGTGTTTCGACCATGGCAGCAATCTGGAGATTCGCCGGCCATTTATGCATCTCGGTTGCCCTGAGTCGTGCAGCAAACTCGCGGGGCTTAGGGTGCCAGGTCTTGAGCCAGTCAAGCATGTGCCATGTGGCCCCATCGGTCAGGGCGTCATTAAATTGGAACATGCCAAAGTAGCCGTTAGCCCGGTTCGTGCTTTTCGGGTTGCTGTGTGATTCACGTTCGGCCACACAATGCACGTATGCCGCCTGATCGGGCGGGATTACGTACGTGGGGCCTGCGAGGAGCGCCGCAGCTGCTACGGCCGCCACAATCACACGGCCTCAATGATCGTAACGGTAGACGATACGCGGGTGCGCGTGATTGCTTCCACGCTGTCGCGATTTACTCGCCTCTGGCCCCCGGGCGTCTTGTGCCCTTCGATGATGCCTTTGTCCACGTATTGCCGGACGGTTTCCCGAGTGACCCCCAGGATTCTGGCGGCCTCTCCAGGCTTAATCATTTCGCTCATCGTTTCCCCTTTCGGGTCAGACATTAGCGGTGTCTGCGCTATTTGCGCTTTTATTTCTTCGGCGTGTTGAGAATCGGCAAGGGGTAGGTCTGGGCATTGTTCTCGCCCTTAGTGGAGAAGCTGACGTGAATATGGTGCAGGTGGCCGTACCCCGATCCGCGCCACTTCCACATCGAGGTCGGGTAGGTGCCGGAGGCGATCTGATCGTTAAAGACCACGTACTTGATGCGGTTGGCGCCTGGGATGCCCGAGGCGGCGTAGGCGACGATCTGGTTAGCGAGCCGCTGGGCTGCGCCTGGGTCTTTCGGGTCGAGATCTTTGTCGATGTCGAGGGCGTGGACTAGGCCTCGAGCGTCGGGGTTGTGGTCGCTTTGCCGGCTCGCGTGGGCCTTGTCTCCGATCCAGCCGTCGGAGCGCTTGTCACGCTTGGGCCAGCGTTTGTTTATCTGGTTTCGGAGGGTGACGCCTCCAGCGACTAGCCGGGCCATTACTCGCCCTCGATTTCTAGCTCGGGCATGACTGCGATGTCGTCGATATGGGGCCTCGAGTTCTTGCCGTAGCGGTAGTCGTCGCGGTTGAGCGCGTTCATTAGGACGGGGATGCCTGCGGCCCCTAGAGCCACGATGAGGGGGTGAACGTTGGAGGTGGCAAGCCATGAGCCCAAGGCCCCCAGGAGGGCTCCTACGAGGCTCTTGGCGACTGTACCTTCCCAAGTAACCGCTAGCCATTTACCCATGACTTACCACCTGTCCTAGAGCCGACTTGCGAGGTCGTCGAGTTTTGCTGATATGTCGGCCAGGCTGGAGCCGCCGTTGCGGTAGCCGGGCTGAATGGTCTTGGTGTAGCGCTCGATCTCTTGCCGGACGACTGACCGAATGAGCCAGAAAAGACCAGCAAGGATTGCGGCGAGAATGGTTATTACGCCGACCGCTACGCCGACGACATCTGTCCATTGCATTAGCCCAGGCTAACGATTCTTGAGGCGCTCGAGCACGATTGCCCGGGCGCGTTCCGTTGAGCTAGTCGGCTTGGGTGCGGCCTTCTTGGCTGTGCGCTTCTTGGGCTCCTCGATGGGCTCTAGTGCCTCGATGATCTCCTCGGCCTGTAGGTCGCTCATGATGCGAGTCCTGGGTACATGACGGCGATCATGGCGTCTGTGAATCCGAGGCTTTTTGCGTGTTCGATTGCGGCTGCGCGGGCTGTCGCGGCTTCTGCTTCGACTTTGGCCTTAGCCTTTTCGGCGGCGGCGTAGGCTTTGGCGTCGGCCTCACGTTGGGCGGCTTCTTCGGGCGTGAAGTCGCGTTCGATGACCGTGGGCGGGTCTGTTGTGTAGTCGGTTTCGATGACGTCAGCCATGGTTCTCCTTTATGAGTTCTTGTAGCCGTAGACGCGAACAGTTCCCGTCAGTGTTGAGGATGCTGGTAAAAAGGTGATGCCATCGTAAGATGCCGCATTATTATGACCTCCAGCGCAAAGCCCTGTGTAATTACCGACCTGGGTCAAATAGTTACCCGCGTAGTTTGTCACGACGGACAGGAATGGCTGCGAAACGTCAAATGAGTTAAAGGAGACCGTGGTGGCGGCGTAACCAGTTCGTGCGCTTGTAGCTCCGGTCGCGGGGCTGTTGCTGACTCCCCCACCTGCCTCGATCAGGTTATAAAAATAGCTGGATGAGTTATCGCTACCGGCGGCTCGCAGGCGGAAACTTGTTTGGATAGTGCTACCTGATGTTGAGGTAAACACAATGCGATAATTCTCGTATGTCGCGCTGAATACACCATTCAAGGAAATGCTAGAAACTCCAGTAAACGTAACTGCGCCGCCTGATGCACTTGCACTTCCGCCGCTGTTGGCAATAGATGTCGGGGTAACGATGGCCAGACCCGGTGCGGTCGCGTTTGGAGCGATCGAGTACCAAGTCGTCCCTGAGGCCACGTACACGAATGAAAGGCCCTGGTATTGGGCCGTCGTAGCCGTAGTGCCGACAATTGTTCCGCCGCTGACGGTGAGCGCAGCCGAGCCTATTTGTGCAACGTTGACGACCATCCCGTCGACCAGGCTTGAGGTCGGCAGGGTGAATGTTCCCGGTGACGCTGAGTTATAAAGGAACTTATTGCCGCCCAGGATGTCCGCCACCGTGATGGTGTAGCCCGAGGTCTTGACCAGGCCAGGGCCGCCGGATGCCACGACGTCGACTCGGTTAGCGAGGGCCAGGGAGGCCGTGGGGTAGTCGGCTACGAGATCCGTCGAGGTGACGTAAGTCGTGCCTCCTGTAGTGGTTGCCATGCTGTGCCCTTCCTAGGCTGCGATTAGGTCGTCGGCGGTAACTACGTTGTACCAGATAATGGTCGGCTCTACGTCGCCCCATTGTAGCGTCGGGTCGACCTCTCCCCAGGTAACCGTCTGGTACGAATATCGGGGGTCTGAGATGGATAGCGTCAGGATGTGCTGCCCGGGCGTGTACGTCTCGGACCAGCCTTCGACTAGGCCGAGGAACTGCTCGAATGGGGCAGGCTGTGGCAGGTCATTAACTAGGACGCTCGAGCCCGAGATCAGTGCCAGTACCTGATCCCGCTCGGGAACTGTCAGCTGATCGACATAAATCGAGATATTGCCCAGATTCCACAATGGGTAAGCCTGGGCTAGGAGGATCGCGTTCGCTCGGCTAATCGCGTCAGCATTCCCCTTTAGGCCTGTTTCCAGGGTCAAGGCCCGGCGGCCATAGGTGGCGATCGAGGTCGCGTCTGTCGCCTGGTGATATGAGGGGCTGCTGCCATGGCTGACTGTGGCATCGTTGATTATCGAGACCTGATTTTGGGTCCATGCCGGCGTGAAAATGACGCCATTACTTGGGAGGCTCGTGGCTGCGTTCGTCGAGGGGTAAGAATCCCAACTAGCCTCGGCCTCGGCCCACGTGTTTATCTGGGCTCCCCAGGCTCCCGGGAAAGCGGTCGAGCCTCGGTTGCCGTATGACTCGAATACGACGTAACCCTCGGGGGTGTCGAAATAGGTTCCTCCTGACCATTCTGCGAGGGCCTGGAGGCCGTCGAGGCAGGTCTGGGGCTGTGCGTTGCCGGCCGATATGGCATATAACTCGAGTGTAGTTGTGCCGCCGTTGAGGTAAGTCTCTCCCGAGTCGGTGAGGATCTCTTCGGCCCGCGAGTACACGGTTTCGGAGGAGTAGCCAGATGCCCCGGTGATTCTCGATCCAAGGTTCGAGAGATTGCCGATACACGTAATCGTGGTGATCGCGGTCGGTGGGGTCGAGGATAGGTGAGTAATGGCCAGGTCGGTGACTTCGCCGGTAAACCTGCGGAAGCCGTAGGTAGTGATATCGACGGTCGCGGCCAGGTCGATCGAGACGCCTTCCGAGCCCCTGAGCGCGATAACGGCGGTCGAGGCTTCGGGTTGCGACTTAATGTCATTACGGCCATGCGTAACTGAGATCTGGTATTCGACGTCTGCCAGGTCGAGGCTGACGCCCCCGATAATGATGTGCGTTACTGGGCTGGTCACTGGAGCACTGCCTGCCCGGTACGGCCAAGGCGCTGGTTGGAGTCCTCAATGGCTCGAGCTATGGCCTGAGCAATTGAGGTGTTGTTGAGGAATGGGGAGCCTGCGATTAGTTGACTCTGCGACATCCCTGTACCTGCCTGCGACGCGGTTCCCGCCATAATCGCGGTGGCCCCGCTCTGAGCGAATCCAGCAGCTGCGAGGACGTCGCGGATTTCCTTCACCATGGCCTCGGTGAGGGTTGCGCCCATCTTTCGGCCCATCTCGGCCAGGAGAGCGCTCGATTCGTCGAGTTCGGCCTGCATGGTCATGAGGTATCCGGCGGCTGATTGCACACCAGCGACCAGCATCGGGGGCACCATTTCAGCGGCCGTCGTTTCGGCCATGCTCTGAACGTCGACCAGTTTTGACTGCATGGTCTTGATGAGGCCCTTGTCGATAATTTCCTTGGCGAGTTTGTTACCTGCCTCGGGGCCGAGGGCGGCCACGGCATCGCGGAGTTCGGGGCCACCCTCGGAGTTCAGTTGCTTCAGATAGCCGCCGAATATGCCCGCCTGGTCTATCTGCTTCTGGAAACCTTCGAGCAGGCTTACGCCGATCTTTTCGCCCGCCTGGTTGACGTCATCCATCTGGTCGAATGCCGCGCCGAGGTCGATACCCGAGGTGATGCTGCGGGCCATCGAATCTATCCAGTCGTTCATATCCTTACGGGCGGCCTCAAGGGCCTTCCCCGCCTCGCCGACCTTGACCGTGTATTCCTTAACGAGGTCGATCTGGGCTCGCAGACGTGGGCTCATCTTGGCTATAGCCCCTGAAAGGCCGCCACCTCCGCCGCCGCCAGCGCCGCCGTCGATTTCTGATTTCGCGCCCTTTACTTGGTCTTTCATGCGGGAAATTGCGTTATTCATGGCGTTTAGGCCGTCATATGCCGCAGTGGGCGTGCCTCCTGTTTCGGCTCCTCCGAAAGCAAAGGGGGCGCCAGCCGATGGGTTCAGGAGTTTGTTTACCTGAGTCAAGGGCTGAATGATGCGGGTTAATGGATTGAGGAAGTCGAGGGCAGCATTTCCGAGAAATTGGAATCCTGCGCCACCCTTTGCGAGTAGTCCCTGGAGTAGTTCATTTCCTCGATCGGCCAGGGTTTTAACTGCAAGCCCAGCGTCGAGTAGATTGCCCGTGAGTGAGCCGATCTTTTCTCCGGTGTCCTCGACCTCGGGCTGGATTTCCCTCATTCTTTGAGTGAGGTTCCCGAATCCGCCGCTAGCGCTCATGAATCCGTCAATGAGGCCTTTGCCTAATGACTCTTTCAGCTCGTCGAAGGCGATCCCGAGAATCGTTATCTGCCCCTGAAGGGTTTCGGCTTGAGCTACAGCCTGTCCACCGAACGTGGTCGAGAGTTGGGCCACCGCTGCGTCGAGGTCTTTGTTCTTGATGATCGATGCGTCAATGCCTGCATTGAGTTTCCCTAGCGCCCCGAAATTGCCGTCATAAGCTTTGCCTAGCGCATTTGCTACAGATTCCAGGCTTTTGCCACCGCCGACGGAAGTGTCGAGCGCAACGTTAAGCAGCTTTTGGGCCTGGGCTACGTTTCCGGTCGAGATCAGGAGACGCTCAAAAGCTGGGCGTAGGTCTGAGTCGCTTACACCCGTCGCAAACTGCATGTCATCAATAAAGGTGTTTATCTGTTCGGATGCCCCAGCGAATCCAAGATTCTCAAGCGTCGTGTTGAGTTTGGCTAGTTCGGCTTCCTCGGCCATGGCAGCCTGCACGCCATCGACGGCCAGGGCCACCGCAAACGCTCCCGCTGCCGCCGTCGCCCCGATAAGGGCTGGGCCGATCATGTTGGATAGTTTGTTGCCGAAACCTGTCAGACTATTGTCCGCCTGGTTCAGTCCATTGCGGAGTTTGGATACGTCGGCGGCCAGGTAGACGGTTAGGGTCTTGCCGATAGCCATTAGAGGTAACTCCATTTCAGAACGATTTGGTCTACGGCTTTAGCCCATTCCTGCATGGCCCCGCCCTGGTATTGCCGGACATTTTCCATCCAATTAGTGCCTTCGCCAAATGCCTCGGGTGCCCTTTTCTGGTCTCCTGCACGACCGCGATTACCCTTGTCGGACAAGTAGCGGACCATGGTCGGAGATGCTCCGCCCGAGAATTTCTTGCGGGCTCCCCCGATATTGACGGCTGGCACACGGTCTTTTTTGACCTTGACCGATTCCGCAATTTTTGTGCCCCATGGCCCGGCGTAGTTAATGGCAGCCTCGCGCCATGCTGGCGCCATGTGCTTATCGGCCACGGCCTGGGAGGCTTGCCTTAGCTCGGCCGATGCCTCTTTGGGCAATTTGCGGAAGGCTCGGAGAATATCGTTTAGGCCGTCGACGTAGGTGTCAAACACTTTGGCTGGAGCCATTGCTCAACACCTCCACGATAGTTGCTAGCTGTCTCGGATCGTAGGCGGCCACTTCCTCGATGGGCCTGCCAATCCTGACCGCTACCTGAGTTACGAATCTCCGGACTGATCCGGCAGGGTAGGGTCCGGCGTTTCGGCGTCCTCTGCCCAAACTTCCTTATCCTTGGCCCATGCCTTGACCTGTGCCAGATTTACAGGCGATTCCCCGGTCGAATGAATGTAGGCGCAGATCAAGCGGATACCCATGGTGCCCGGCTTGCGCTTTGCCTTGTCGTAAAGCTCCTCGGCCTCCATAAGATCGGCTGAGCAGATCGCATAGGTGACGGCCTGGGGGCTGTCTGACGTTGTAACGGTGATGCTTGGATACATGGTATTTCCCCGTTCACTAGTTGGTTATGCGAAGGTTACAGTCCCCTGCATCGAAACGGTGCAAGTGGCGATTCCGGCCGCGTCGAAAGTAACGTCGCAGGAGTCGATGTACATAGCCGCGCCGGTCCAGACGCCCGTAGCCGACTCGACCGTTACGGCGACAGCTGCCGGGGTTGCGATAGCGACCTGCAAAGCGTCGTAGATGCCGGCGTTCTCGTCGTACAGGAAATCGAGCGAGATCGTCGAGTTCAGGTCGGTCTGATTAAACGCCACATCGCTGAGGGTCTTAGTGCGGATGATCGTGGGCGTGGTGGTGATGGTGCCGGTCGTGATCTGCTCTTCGTACTGGGCGGCGCCTACCTCGACGGTGAACGCGGCACCAGCCACACTGACAACGGACATCTTTTTACTCCTTCATTGAGACGGAGACGTTTATCTCCGTGGTGTAGACGGTGCCTTGCGCCCCGACATCATTTAGCTGCGGGGGGTTTACGACATCCCACGAGAATCCTGCGGGGATGAGCGGTAGGAGGAGGTCGATAGCATTCTCGACGTCCAGGGTAGCGGCCTCATTGTTTCGAGGGCTGATAACGATTAGGACACGCCAGCGAACGCGGTAGCCGAGGGCGGTGCCCCGCTCGTGGGTTATCCATGGCGAGTCGGGCACGATGACGACGGCCGGCGGCCGAGGTACGGCCGGAACTGTCGTATAGACCTGTAGGCCCTGCCCGGTAAATGCCGCGACAAGGGCCTCTCTGGCTTCGGTGACGAGGGCTGTCATCCGATCATGCCTTTAACGTCCATGTATGGCCCGAGTAGAGCCATGACGCGGCGAGTCATCCAGACCGATAGGCGGTAAGGCCCAGGGCT